ACCTATACCATAATAAAATAGCATTTCTGTAAAAGGAATTTGTTTGTTAAATTTGTTAGGTACTACTCTAACTACTTGTTTACCAACTGATGGTTTCCAGAAAAGTGATTTTCCACCTCCTGATTTGTTTGTAGATTGCTTGTTTAACGATTCTAAGCGTTGTTTAATTAGGTTTAAATCCATAATAACTTTTTTTTAGTTTATAACGTTTATTTAATATGATGTGAATATACGAACGAATGTTCGAGAGGCCTAACTATACTTCAAGAATTTTATGAATCTTTGTCTTTAATTGCTTTAATTCATCTCTTTGAGTAAGTAAAACTGTATTTCTATAATGCTGCCAATTAATTGGAAATTTAGTATCAACTACACCTCCATTTAACTTTTTAATTAATTCATTCAGGGCATTAATAGTATATAATGTATTTGATTCTTTTTTTCTATGTACAAGAATTGTATTTTGTGGTAAGCTATCTAGATTTGCCTGATCAATATTATATGTGCAAACATATTCATCATTGCTTTTAATATGCAATACAAATATCTTATTATACATGATATTATACTTAGAAGTAAGATTCTTTATTAATGAATCTAACTCTTCTAATGTTGTAAAAGTACAAAATAATTTATTATTCAAATCTTTTATATTTAATGTAGAGAATTCGTTAAAATCGTCTACAGTATACATATTAACTGGTTTATTTAAAATCGTAGTTGCTTCCATAACTTTCTTTTATTTGTAATTTATATTTTTTTATTATTTGTTTAATTTCATCAATTAAATCTTCTTCCCCTTCCCTAAAATCAAACAAAAACGAATCATAAGTATATAAGACCAGCTTAGTTTTTCGGTTTCTTAATGATTTAAATATATCCCACAATATACGAATATTCATTGCGGTCTCCAAGTTTTGAAGAACATAATTTAATAATTTTTGAGGTTTCATGTCATCTAAAGCGTCTTTTCTATACACATGCTTTGAAATAGGACACTCTATCCAGCCTTCTTCGTTAAATCTTTGCCACAAATCATCCACATATATTTGTACTCTTTGAAAAAATTCCAGATCTTTAAACTGCTCGAATACTCCTCCGTATAGTTGTTTGAATGTTAGCTCTTTAGATTTTTGGTAATCCACTCCATACATTTTTGCAAAAGATTTATGAATATCTTCATCCCCAAAATCATACCCCACCAACAAACCCAAAAGAGTAGGATGATAAGCACCAATATCCAACTCAATAAACTTATCATTACGTGGAATAAAACTCTTCCTACATCCATTATCTTTATTAAGTGCTGCGTAATTAACTCCATTAAATTTATTTGAGGGTCTTGTTGTTAATGTTTTAAAGTTGTATTGCGTGTATACATATTCGCTACGCTCATCATAAAAGTGCGATTTAAATTCTTCTCTATTAATTTGTATTCCACTTTGCTCCACGGCGTTGAAAACCACTGTGGCTTTGTTGTTGTAAAAGTCATTGATTGGTTCATTTATTTTATCTTTTAGGTCATTAAATATATTCTCACAATACTCATAATGTTTAACTATTGGTATTATTCTATTTATATCTCTCTTATTAGGATATTTACTGTAAAAATAATTATGTGTTTGAGTTGATTCTGGTATATACGTAGGGGTAGTTAATGTAATGTCAAAGAGCTTTTGTAATATTAAATAATGTAAAAAACTCTTTTTATCACGTACATACACCTTGTCTAATGTGTCTAATACACATTTTATTGCGTTTATACCAACGTTTAATGTTTCACTATGGGCATTTGTTAATATAAATCCTTTTGTGGCATTTAACGGGCGAACATAAACAGCACAAATATTACTTTGTGTAGGGTGTTCTAAATTATTATATGGAATTATTTCAACAAATGCTTCCTTTCCAATATAATTTTCGAATAAATTTAACTGCTCATCATCTTCAACTAACCAAAACATAACTTTTATTTTGATCCAATATACGATGAATTTATCTACAATCCAAGTTTAATCATAAATACTTGTTAAAATAATATTATTTCCAGTTTTATGAGATTTACCTGTCATAATAGTACCATCTAACATTACATGATAAAATCCAATATATGCTGTTCCATCAGGAAGAACAAGTCCTTCTTCTCCTTCTTTTGAAGGATCCCCAGTATATAATATTTTTCCACTATCAGGAGCATAAAATTGAAGATAATCAAGACTAAATGTTGTTGGTTTATTTAAAAATTCTGTTAGGCCTGATTTATTAAGACTTGCTTCTTTTAATTCTAATATATTTCTATTTGCTGCCGATACCTCTGCTTCTTCTCCTACTAAAGTCCATTGTATTTTAAAAGGTATATATAGTTCATATAAATATTGAATATCTTGATCTACCATTTTATTATAAGTAGTTTTATCTAATTCTGTGTAAATATTTTCATTAGTTTTAACTACAAAATATCTCATGAATACCCCTAATTCATATTCTTCATCTGTTGGTGTTGGGTAGTATTGTTGTGGTACCTGTTTAGTAACAGATATGTCTATTCTTCTTATATTATTGTAAGTATCAATATCTTCCATACTTTGATATTTACCTGGTGCTGTTTCTCCATCCCAGTTTGCAGCATATTGTTGAAATTGTTTTTGTTGAGATGTTAAATCCCATACACTATCTATAACTGCAGTTATTGGAACTATTTCTTCTGTTGGTGCATCATTTGGATTTTTACCAGTAAAAAATTTTCCAGTATACATAGTCCAATAATAACCAGTATAAGGTGCTCCTGTGACTACATTTTTATACTCTTCTCCTTTAGTATATAAATTAGTTTTTATTTTATTTTTAGGTATATACATTATTAAGCTACATAAGGGTTTGGTAATAAATTTCTACCTCTTGCTAATGATTGTACAGATTGATCAAAAGTATTAGGTAAAGGTGATGTTGCATTTATTATTTCCATTTTAAAAGATCCAACACTATATAAAGTATTTTTCAATTTATTCATTGCTGCTGTTGATTGTGATTTTGCAGGATTAAGATATTCTTGTCCAGTTCCTTTTTGTCTACCTCTTTGTAAATTTTGGGCATTAAATTTAAGACCAGGACCTATACAACCTAAAGCCCATCCAGGTGCTTTTGGAAACATATGAATTAAAACTGCAGTTCTAGTATATCCATTTCCAAATATTTTATTAAAAGCATATCCTCCTTTTTCATTACCTATTAACCAAAAACATTGACCATGTTTACCACTAACATGAGATTTAACTCTATAATTATCAAGAGGAATACAACTAACTCGATTTTGATTACCTTTATCAGGTAATTCTGATGTCGCTAATGAATATAATACAGTTTGTTCATCTTCTGCTAAAATATCCATTATACCTAATGTTTGAGTACCATCATCCATTATTCTTGTTAATCTTATTCTTAATAATTCATCTTCAGGTGGTTGTTCCCCTGGAGGAGGTGGTAATTGATTACCTACACTACTACTATTACCCTTAGATGTTGGAGACGAACCTCCTATAACACCCGCAGCCATTGAACCTGCAATTCCCCCACTAGTAGGTGATTCAAATTGTTGAGGTTTAGGAGTTGATTGAGTTCCAATTTTTGTTATCCAAGCAGTATTATTTACTGTATGATCTGTAGTTTTAACTAATATTTCTATAGAATCTCTATCATAAGCTATTGGTAGAATTTTTTCATCAATTAAAAATTTATTATATAATTTTATACCAGACATACCATCTATATCCAGATTAAAATTAAAAGGTAAGAAAAAAGGTGCTGCAAGTTGTCCTAAACCTCCTTTTCCTTTTGGTTGAGATAATACTCCTACTATAAGATTTATATATGTTGTATGTAATTCTTTAATAGATTCAATATCTGATTTATCAAATTGTCTATCATTAATTACATCTTCAAATACTCCCCCATAATTTCCTGCAAACCAACCCCAAAAACCTCCACTTGTCATTTTTTTAATTGAATCTTCAATTTGTTCTTCTTGAGTTTTTACTACTTTTCCATCATCATCTACCTCCTCTGAAGGTGAAAAATCACCTTTAGTTGGAATAACTCTATCTATTATACCTGCATTGTAATTAGAAAATGAAGTTGCATTTCCTGATATTTGATTACCATTAGCTTGAGCACCAATTGTAATCATTGCTGAAAAGTTAGAAGGTATACTTCCATCAATTCCTAAATCTCTTATTATACTTCCTCCAACTCCAGGAGTAATTCCAAAAGTATTAAATCTACATAATTTACCTTCAGATAACTGTGGAGGTTCTTGAGTAAATCTTTGAGGTGCATTTTCTATAAATTTAGCAGCATTACCATCATCATTTAACTTTATAGTAATACTATTAATTCCTCCTAATGTTGAAGATATATCTGAAATTATTGTATTTAAAAAATCTAATAAAGATAAAGCATTATCATCATCTCTTGGAGCTTGTTGTAAAACTTTTGCTATATGATTTATATTAACATAAATACTTGCTAATTTTCCAGTATAAACTTCTCCACCTTTATAATCCGATCCATTTTTAGTTATAAATTTATCCATCTTAGTTGCTGGGAAATCTCTATTAACCCCTGGAATATTATGTCTTAAATGAGGAATTACACATACTAAAGGATTAGGGGAGAATTGTCCTGGTGGTGATAAAATATAATTTTCATCATTTTCAAGATCTTCATATTTCATATCAAATCCAAAACTTGGTATTCCCGTTTTAGTATCTTGAATTATTATAAATTTTTGGATAAAAGCCATTAAATAACCAAAAGTAACATAAGCTTGAGGAGATTCATTATTATCATCATCCGTTGAAGTATCACCTAATGTTAATACTGCTTTTTTAATTGTAATATTTGTTTTTTTAAAATCATTAGAAGGTAAAGGAAATTGTTTTAATTCTGCATCATGAACTCCATCAGTAGTATTATCTCCCCATATTCTTCCTGGTACTTTATAATTTTGGTAAATACTAAATAACCAAGTATTTAATGATGTTTTATTAGCATTAGCTACTAAAGGAATTTCATCACTTTTTTCTTCATCTTCTTTACTTTCTTTTTTATTTTTAATAGTTTCATCATCTATAGCATTTAATGAAATATTTACTTTAAGACTTTCTAATACATCCCCCATACCAGTTAACATAATTGTACAGTCATAACTTCCATCAGAATTAAATGTCCATTTAAAATTACTTATTTTACCATAAACTGCTTCATAATTACCTGCATATTTTTCTCTATCTTTTTGTATTCTTTTTGTAAGTTCAAAATGATTTTTTTCTGATAAATTTGGATTAAATAAATATTCTAAAGCTTTAGTATTGAATGATTGAAATGTTTGGAGGTTTCCACCATTATCTAAATATGTACTCCATCCAAATTCAAGTAATATACTATATCCAGGACGCATATATAAAGCATCTATTAATGCTAATTGTGTTTTACTATAACATTTTACTTTTATTTCAGTTTTAGTTAAAGCACCGTTATTCATATATTTTACAGAGGCATCAGTAATACCAGGCATTGGTATAAATCCTCTATCAGTAGTACCTCCCCATCCATAAGCTCCATTAAATGTTTGATTTGTTGTATTTAAACCAGCATTAGCTCTAAAACTATTGCCTTCTTTTGAAACTGCTCCTCCCTGTAGTATAAAATTTTTAGCTAATCCACTTCCTTCGATTTCCGATATATTAATTCCATCTAGTCCTCCTAATCTTTTTAAGATATCAATTCCACCTCCTTCATCTTGTAAAAGATCTACAGAACTTGCTAGTCTAAGCCAAGGTGTTTTAGATTGTTGGTATAGTAAATCTTTAGTATTATTTCCACTTCCTCTACCTAAAGAAAGTTGTCTTTGTTCAATTTGTGTAGTTACCCATTCTGAAAATGGTGATCCTAATATATTCATTTTTATAACTCATTTAAATTATTATAACTACTTACTATACCACTAATATCTATAGGTATAGCTATCTGTGAACCAGGATTAAGAAAAAGTGATCCAAAATTAACTTTATTAGGATTTCTAATTGATATTATCCAATATAAAGTTACATCATTGTAAAATTGATTAGCTAATAAATCTAATCTATCTCCCCATTCGGTCTCAACATAAATATCACTTTCACGGGCTCCAACCTCAGGATAAAAAACTGTGTTATAGTATTTATCTCCTATAGTTCCAACAAATCGATTTTCATTTCTTAATATTTTTATATCTTGATATCTATTCATCTTGTATTATGTAATTGCTGATCCTCCTTGGTTGTAGGATTTATAAATTTCTGAGTAATTAGTTGTTTTTGAATTATTAGCTAATGCTATATATTTTTGAGTTGGATCTACCATACTATCTGCCTTAGCTGGTATGAATTTTTGTATTGGTATAAATGTAAATCCTGTTACTTTTATCATATGAGGTAATTCTTTAACACTATTATCAGTTCCTCCTGCTTCATTAATACCTATTTCCCATGGTGATTCTTGAGGAACTCCAAAAGTTAAACTTTTTATTATTCCTGGTTGTTCATATAAATAACCACCCATTGTTAAACGTACAATATTTCCTCGCATAAACCCAGCTGCATTATAATCTGGTGCAAGGGTAGATGCTAAATAATTTAATTTTTTATACATTGGAATTAATTCTGCTTTTGATTGAGCATATACTGTCCAACTCATAGAAACTTCTCTTCCAAATCCTTGATAATTATATAATTCTTCTCCCCTACCTGCATAATTTACAGAAGCCCATTTTGCTGAATAAGCATCATTAAATGAATCTATAAATGCTCTAAAATGAATATAAGTGGCTCTTCCATTAGCAGCATCGTTATTAATAACAGCTATTCTAAATTTTATAGCATCATTCACTGCTAATTTTTCGTCAACTCTTTGACTTTCATACATAGGTAAAGCATTTAAAGTATCTAAAGCTTGTAAAGTTTTAGCATCAACACCATAATGTAAAACATCTTTAACTTCTCTACCACCATTAGTTGATGAATTATTTAAAACACCAGCGTTTCCTCCTGGATTTCCTAAATTTAATCTTACATCTATATTTTGATCTACATAATCTGGTGATAATGATAATACTGATGATTGTGTAATTCCTGTTTTAATAGTTTTCCCCTCTACTTGAATAACTTTTCTAAAGTCTGAAGGATTTTTTAATCCTTTTCTATTTCCAATTACTCTATCACTATAAAGTTGAGCTTGAGTAAAAGTAGCTGTTCCATTTTCTTGAGTTTTTGAAAGATATGATTTTAAAAGACCATCACCATCTTTTAAAGTATATGTAGTGGAATATACACTATTATTAAAACCTTGAAGAGCATTAGTAATTTGATTTCCATAATCATTTTGACCAAGTTCAACATTTAATTCATCCATTAATTGAGGTATGGATCCTGTAAATAAACTAGCAAATGTTCCAGTAACTCCAGAGCCGGATATAAATAAATTTCCTTTAGAAATTTGATCAAGGTTTAAATTATTACCAAATGTTGTTGTTGGTTTAGAATATACATCATAATTATTAGGACCTTCAGGATTTATAAAACCAGCTTTCATAGCTGCTGCTCTACCTGATGCTCCACCATCTGGGAAAGTAAAGTCTTCATCCATACTACCATATATGTAAGGACTTATATTTGAAAGACCATCATATGCCCTTGCTAAAGGCTCAAAACCTCCATAATCACTAAATGCTAAGTTAAAAATAGAATTATTCCAAACATCAGAAACACCTCTATAATTAGCATCTTTTACAAGAACAGATGGTACTGGTCTTTTATATATTGAATAATTTCCTGATGAAGGAATTTCTGGGGATGAGGTTGATAAAAATCCAGATGTTTGTACTTTTGCATTTTGTCTACCAGTTCTTTGATCAGCAAAAAGAATATTAGTATTACCTATACCTAAAATTGAACCTGGTCCTCCACCATATTGTAATATTGAAGCTTGGGCTACTCCACCAGGATTTAATATTATATTTCCTCCTACAGTTACTGATGGTGTATTAGTATTTACAGCAGTATTTAAATTAACTAATCTATTGGAATTTTCAATATTATCTGATGTATTTTGCATATTTACAGTAGCAAAATAACTATTTACTCCTCCATTATTAGAAGATTTAAAATCAGTTGTTAAAGGAGTATTATCTGTAAGAGGATTTATACCAAATAAATTAGTAATTCCTGTTGCAACCGGATCTACTGCTGCTTGAAGTAATGTACCTACAGGAGTATATAAACCTTGATTAAGTCCTCCTCCAGCATAACCTGCACCAAAAGAAGCTTCTGTTTTTACATTATTACGTGATAATACATTTTGTTTAGCTATAAATTCAAAACCATTAGGAGATCTTGTATCAAATAACATTTGTGTTAATCTACTTACATCATTTGCAACAGCATCAACAACACCTAAACCTCCTCTTAGTAAAAAATCTACAGAATCAGTACTTAGACCAACATTTTCTTGATCTGCAAATGTTTGATTTGGGTTATTGTATTCAACACCAGGTATACGTTTTATAATGTAAGGTTGATTACTTTTACCTGAATCAAACCTATCATTTCCGTAAGTGTCCCATTTTAGTTTATTAAACCTCGTAGTTGATGTTATTAGTGGCATCTATGGGTTTATTTGTTTTTTATAAGAAAGCCCTATCTGTTCCTTGGAATCGATTTGCAGCTTTAGCTCCATCTTTTCCTCCTTGAGCTAATATGAAATCATCATACGTACTTTGATTATTATATTGAGTAAATCCTGCTCCAGAAGCTAAATCGTTTTTAGGTCCAGTAAATGCTTGTAATCTTGTTGGTTCTGGTAGAGGAGCTGTTCCCATTTTATTGTTTACATTTTCATATTGATTTACATCTGATGCTAATGGATTACCATCATACGAATATAAATTATGTAATGAAGATTGCATGTCTCTAGTACTAGGTCCTGATAATGCAGGTACAGCTTGAGATGGGTTATTAGGATAACCTAATCTTGAACCTCCTGACTCATATTTGTTTTCTAATGATTGTGCCATAATTTTTAATTTTAATTATTTTGTTATAAATATTAACCTATCTTGGAAGATGCAATTGCTAAGTTTCTTCCTACTTTAGCACCATCTAATAAAACATCTCCTCCTTTTTCTACAATTGCTATTAATTGATCTAATTTATCAGCAATCATTGATTCTCTATCATCCCCTTCATCTCCTCCACCACCACCGTCTCCAATTACTCCTAATTCTGCTAATCTTATTAAAGGTGCTGCTACTGCAGATAAAGTAACTAAACCTGCTATAGCAGGTAATGCTAATAAACCTGATACAGCCATAGCTGCTAATCCTACTGAAACCCCCATTAATGCTGGTCCTAATAATAATAAAGGTCCAATATTTTCCATAGTAATAGCTCCCATTAATTTAACAAATCCATCTGCTACTGCTGTTACTACAGTACCTATTCCTGAAAATATTGAATTTATTACTACCCCAAAAGCTTCAATACCTGGAGCTGCTAATTTAAGAGCAAATCCTATACCTATTACAGCTGCTGTTAGTATTCCTAAACCTAATGCTAATCCTATTAATGCAGGACCTGTTAAAGCTGCACCCATAGCAGCTAATCCTCTTCCTAAACCTGAAAGAGTTTTACGTAACTTTTCACCTGGAATCATTGCTAATATTGCTAACGCTGGTGCTGCTAAACCTAAAGCTAGCATACCTGGAGCTGCTATAAGTGAAGCAAGTGCTCCTTTTATTACTCCTTTTCTACCCATCTTTTTAAGTCCGTCAGATAATCCAGTTAAAAATTCTTTTAATTTTTCCCCAATTCCTCCCTCAGGTGCTTCAGGTGTTTCTGGTAGTTCTTCTGTTTTTTCAGCAATTTTTTCCCCAAAACCTAATGATTCTTTTAATTTATCAGTACCTTCTCCCTTTGCCACATCCACTAACCCATCCTTTAAACTTTTCATGTTATCTACAATCCCACCTACTTTATCTTTAATAGATTCAAAGGCACCACCAACTGCTTTCAGTTTTGAAAGTGCAAATGCAGCCATTAAAGCTATAAGAACAGGTTTATAAGAAACTATTTTTGCAATAAAAACTACTACACTAGCAAATATACCTACAATAGGAGCTAATGCTTGAGAAATTTTAGCCATTGCAGCTTCCATTTTTTTAGATGCTTCTTCTTGTTTCATTTGCTCAAGTGTTTGTTTTTGAGCATCACTTAAACCTTCAGCTGACATATCAGTTGTTAATTTTTGTCGAATTAGCATTTTTGCCATTTCTTCGGTACTCATACCTAATGCTGCAGCTTGTGCCTTTTGTTGAATAGCATTCATTTTTGAAAAACTTAATGATGTGATTCCCTGATTCATTAACTCTTTAGAAACCCCTTCTAAGTCATTTGTTAATGCAAATTGTCTTTCTTTTTCTAAATTTAATTGCTTACCAGTTAATAATTCAGCTTCCATTTCGGCAGCAATAGAATTTTCAAAATCAAGTAATCCTTCTGCTAATTTTTTTACACCTGCTAAATTAGAACCCATAGCAGCTGCGGCTGCACCTGCTGCTCCTAATTTTTCAGGATAACCAGTATATAAAATACCAATATCTTGAGAAACATTAGCTACATCTTCTAATACTCCTTTAGCTAATATTCCTGCTTTATTTTGACCATTAAAGGAATTTACACCTGCTACAAGAGCTTCATTATTTTCTTTTAATGATTTACCATTTGCCTTAGAAAATATAGCTAACTGACTTGCTTGTTTAGCAGTCATTCCCATCTTATGCTCAATTGTTGCAGCTTCAATAAGATCTTCTGGTTCAAAAATCTTACGGGCATTCATTCCAAGTTCAATACTTAATGCATTAGCAGCTTTAAGATAATCAACCATAGTAATAAATCCAAGATTTGTTGAATCTACTGCTACTGAAATAGAATTACCTGCTTCACCTGTAGTTCTTTGGAAATCAACTGCTGCTTTATCTACTTCTTTAAATCCCTTTATTAAAGTACCAAGTACAACTGTTGGATCTGTTAGAGTTTCGCCAAGATTACTAAAAGCACTTTTCATCGCTACTCCTAAAGTTGCTAATCTACTAACTTTCTTGCCTCCATCAGCTGCTTCGTCAGTAAACTTCTGCATATCTTCATTTATCTTATCAATTTTAAGTGCCTTTGCAAAGCCTGAAGATATAGCTTCTAAACCTTTAAGAGCATTACCAGCAACCCCTAATGCTCTATTTGATTCTTTTCTTTTATTAACTTCAGCATCAATATCATTTAATGCTTCATTTTCTATTTCAAATCCTGATTTTTTAGCAGCAAGTAATGCTTTTTCTGCGCTTGTTAATTGTTCTAACCCTTTTAGACCTTTTTGTTTTAATTCTACTTCTGCTGCTGCTCTTCCAATTGCTTCTCTACTTATCCTTGCTTTAGATCTAAGTTTTTCAAGTTCTTTATCACTTAAACGAGTTATACCTTCTTGTTGGTTTGCTAATTGTGATGCTATGCTAACTAAAGAATTATATTCTTTTTTTGCCTTTTGAGTTGCTGTTTTATTTTTTCCTATTTCAGAAGATATACTTTCAAGAATTCCTTGGTATTCTCTAAAAGAATTATTCAGTTCCTTTTGGGCAGCAGTTCCTTTTCTTGTTTCTTCAGCACTCATTAGGTGATTTTATTATAAATATCAAAAGTATCTATTTTCTAGATGCCTTTGTTGTATAACTGGGAGATGATGGAGGTTTAGTTTTAGCATTTTTAAGAAATTCAGGAGATGTTACCTTTCCATCAGTTGTTACAGATTTACTATTACTACTTTTACCTTGTG